GACTGATGTCCGTAAGGCTATCACGAAGCTGCGGGTGAACAAGGTCCCTGACTTTAATGGGTTCTACATGGCGGGTATTCACCCGCATGTGATCCATGATCTGCGGGAAGAGACCGGTTCTGGTTCGTGGCGTGTCCCGTCCGAGTACGGTACGTCGCAGTCCATGATTTGGAACGGCGAGTTTGGTGTCTTCGAGGGTATGCGTTTCGTCCAGAACACGCGTACGCGAACAGCTTTGGACGGAGCGAGCTCCGGGAAGGTTTACCGTACCTGGATCCTCGGGCGTGAGGCTATCGCCGAAAAGGTCGTAGAAGAGCCGAGTTCCGTGGTTGCCCCAGTAATTGATAAATTGCAACGTTTTTCCACGATTGGGTGGTATGGGGTCCTAGGTTGGTGTTTGTACCGTGATGAGTCGATTGTCCGGTTTGAGTCCAGCTCGAGTGTCGCAACTCTGTAAGTAGTTTCGTTGTGGTGGGTCGGGTGTTGCCCGGTCAATCGCTAGCGCTCTGAACAAGCGCTGGAGCCAAGGTTCAAATCCTTGACCCGATCCACCACAACGCAGAACGACCCCAGGAGATCATCCCTGGGGTCGTTCTGTTGCTACTCGGAGTCAGACGGCGCTGGCCGCTAAGCCGGATCGCTTTCAGCTCCCGTTCCCCTCAATCCCTACGGCCTCGGGCGTAGCACCTAAAGGATACCACATGGCCGACTTCACGGCTGACCTGACGGCCATCGTGACGGCCGAAGCAACACACCCCACCGAACTTTCCAGTGCGCAGCGCGCACACCTTGGCCTGCCACTTGAAAGTGATGAGTAATGACCGCTGGTCTATCAGCCGCTAAGGCTGCTTCCATCCTGAACACTTACCGGGCAACGGCTTACAGTGCCGTGTCCGGTTTCGTGAAGCTCCACACTGGTGACCCTGGTTCGGCTGGTGCGTCCGCCGCGTCGGCAGTAACGACCCGGAACGGAATCACTTTCAACGCCCCATCTGGTGGGGCTATGACCCTGCTCGCGCTGGCATCATATGCGATGACCACCACGGAAACCATTACCCACATCTCCATTTGGGATGCCAGCTCCGCTGGCAATTTCCTGGAATCGTGGCCGCTGACAGCGCCCGTCCCGGTGATCAATGGGTCCACTCTGACTTTCAGTTCTTTCACTCTGAGCTATACGCCGATCGCGGCCTAACACAAAAGGAATCCCTTATGGCAAAGGCCGGATACGCTGTCCGTACCTCAGCCGCTGTCGCGCTAAGCGCTGCGACCGCGAAGACCGTTCTCATGGTTATTGCACCATCGACGTTCGGTGTTGACCTGAAGAAATTCAAACTATCCTTCGACGGGATTACCGCGTCAGCGGTACCCGTCCTCGTTGAGCTGGTCACCTCCACTAACGCGACCAACAGCACCCCCGGCACCAACAACACCAATGAGAACGCGAATATCAACCAGTTGTACGGTCGCGCTATTGTCGCTGGGTTCACTGCGTTCAGTGCATCCACTTCGGAACCTACCGTGCTCACTGTGATCGATAGTTTCCTGATCACACCGACGGGTGGAACCGTGTTCTACGACTACCCACTAGGTGATACCCCGGATACTGCGGTGTCGATTGGTATTGGTCTGCGGGTGACCGCACCGGCAACAGTGAACTGCCGGGCAACAATGACGTTCGAGCGTAACTAATGGTTGTCATTGTCCGAGCCCATGTCATCAGTGAACCCACTGGTGGCGGGTTCGGTGTTGCCGCGTTCGGTGAAGCAAACTTCGGAGAATAGGAAACACTTGTGGCTTATCCGCTGCCCGTTTCGGGTGATGGTAATGCGAACGGGCAGCCGTGGGCCGCTAAACTGTTGTTCGCCATTAACGATCTGGATTCCCGCGCGGGAATCCTTGAAAGCACCGTGTCCGCTGGATTCCCTGGCTACGTGCTTCTGAGTACGTTCGCTGGTGCTGATAGCACCGCGAAGATGCGGACCGCGTTGGCGACACTGGCTGTTGAGACTGCCGGTGTCAGGCGTGTACTCGTTATTGAACCTGGTACCACACTGGTACCAGGTAGTGACCCGTTCCAGTTGTCGAATGGTATTTGTATTGTTGGTGGGATCATTCCCACCACAGAATTCTCGTACCAGGCACGTGTGACCATTTCGGGTGCCTGCCCTAATGGGGTGTTCCAGATTAAGAAGAACTCAGGGGTGAACCCTGAGACTGGTGGAACTAACCCGTCTTCAGGAACGCAGACTCGTGGTGTGGTTATTGCGAACATTGCGTGGGAAGGACCGGGTTCGAGTGTTACCTGTGATTTCTTTGAACGGAACTTTACCGAGCAGCTCGCTTATTCCTTGTTCCATGGGTGTTCGTTCGACAACTTTACCGGCGTACTGCATCAACGGTTGCTTGGGTTCGTGTGGTCTGGTGTGGGTTATTGCAACAACTCCACAGACACACCCTTTAGGTTTTCTGGATCTGACTGGAAGGTCTTCACTGATGGGTACTTCCTTGATTCACCTAACCTCACAGACGAGAAGCATCTCCTAGAGGTTGTCTCGGGGAACAAGGTTTACGTGGGGCCCATGTTCATCACTGGTGACGGGCCGACACCCGTGAAGGTGACAGCCGGGCAGATGGTCCGGCTCGCTAGCCTTGAGATGGAGGCTGAGGGTGTTCCTCGTCGTACTGCTGGTGCTGGTCTACTTGTCACTGGTGGGAACGTTGTCGTTGATAACGCCTGGTTCTTTAGGTCTATGGCTGACCCGACATCTGCCGCGCTTGTCGCGGCGTCTCGCACTGATAACGGGGTGGTTCATGTAACCGGTGGGCATGTGAGACTGCATAATGCGACGTTCGGTGAGTACAATAACTCAGAAACTCATACAGAGAATCATATCTCTTGTACTGGCGGACGAGTCATCTCTGATAACTCGTTGGTGTGGAATCTTGAGGCTAACAGTGGAACTGGTGGGATCAGTGCTCGCGCACTGGCTATCGCTCATTCCGGTTCCGGGTCGGTTTACACCGTTGATACCACGGTCGTGCCCTAATGGCTGCGGTTGCGCTGACAGGCGCCGGTAACGTCACCACGGCAACAGTCAACTCTGGTACGTCACTGGTTATCACTAAGCCAGCGAATGTTGCTGATGGCGACTATTTTGTTGCGTTGATTCATTATTCTATTACGGCTGGTACACAGTCCACCCCTTCCGGGTGGACTCAGCAACAGGGTGAGAACACCAGTCGTTCCTATTACGTGTATACGAAACCTATTCCATCGGCAGCGGCGGAAACGGACACTGATTACACCTGGAATATGACTGGTGGTGCTGGCCGCCTGGTCGGCGCTATCACCCGTGTCACGGGTGCTCACGCAACAACACCCTTGGATGCCAATGGTACGGCCACCACAACGGGCGTAGGTTCCACTGTGGCGCCCTCAATGACAGCGGTCGGTACTCAGTGCTTGCTCATGGGATTCTATTTCACCTGTGACTCTTCAGTGACTTCTGTGATTACTGCTCCGGGGTCTATGTCTAGTGTTGTATCGGTGACTGTTAACCCGGCTGCCACATCAACAATCATGATTACTCAGGAGCAGCTCAGCGCCGCTGGTGCGACAGGCACCAGGACCGCATCAAACTCACCGGGTGCGTCATCCGGTGTCGGTGGAATGCTGATGACGATTCTTCCTGACCCCGTGGTCATTCCCGCCGTTGCCAGGGTCTTTCCTAGCCTGGCGGCATCTCAAGCCGCTATTTGGTAGGACCTCATGAGTCAGATCGGCCGTCGCAGACCCAATGTTTCTGTGCTCCTGCGGACTGTTGTCCCGAAGACCTATCTGATTGAACAGGTTGGGGACGCTACAGCGTCCGCGACTATTTCTGCCACACGGGCTGATGTCGCAGAAGTGGCAGGCGTAACTACTGCCGGGTCAACGCTCTCAGCCGACGGGATTCTCTTCGCAAACTTAACAGGTGTAGCTGCTGCTGGAACGGAAGCGTCAGCTAGTCAGGCACAGGTAGCGAATGTTCTCGGAACTGTTGTCGTTATCGCTACAAGCGCGTTCGAGCGCGAGGACCTGACAAGCGTTAATGGTGTGGCCACAGCTAATGCTGTGGTGCTCGCTCAGTTCTTCCGACCAGAGCAGCGTATTCGGCGTTCTCCTGAGGGGCGGTACTAATGTCTCGCCTCGGTCGGCGGATCGCTAATCAGCCGCAACTGTTCGCAACACCTCTGGTCATTGTTGACCCACAAACTGTGGGAATCAGCGCAGCTTCTGCTGATGTGACAGCGTCTGTCACAGCAAGCGATGTTTACCCACGCACGTTCGTCTACGTTTACCGGAACAAGGACGAGTCCTATCGGATTCGTCGCGGGCCTATCGTCACTGTCACGTATGGTGTTGAGCCTGGGGACGTGGACCCGGCTAACCTGTCGATTCAATCGCAGGTCATCGCCTATGGTGTCGTCACTGCCGACACAACCATTGACGTTACTGGTCCGGCTGTTGCTGTCGCGGTTGTTACTGCTGTCAGTGTCGCTGCACCAGTGTTCTATTTCACTACACCAACAATACGTGAACGCCGCTACCTGCGGCGTCACCGGTTGTGGGATCGCATGTATTTGGATCGTGGCCTGTCGATTCTCAGGTTCGGTGCATCATATCAGCAGATTGATAACCCATCTACGGATGAGATGGAAAGCGCTGACGCTCTGTTTATCGGGGGAAGAACTTATCTCATTGATGAGGATGAAGCTGATCTTTTGATCGGTGCTGGTTACGGTCACTGGGTTAACAATAACCCTGAGGACCCTATCGAAGAGATCGACTTTTCCCAATATGGTGCCGGGGCCTACGGCGCTGGCCCTTATGGAGTGTAAATGCCTATCGACCTTCCGGACCCGGATGAGATTGTTGATGTCTGGGGTGAACAACTCAACACGGCTATCGAGTCGGTAGAAGCCACTGCGGAAGCTGCGGCCACGGCTGCGGCCACGAATGTTAGCGTGGACACTGAGTCTGACGCTGACCTGGTAATCAACTATGGTGAGAACACAGCAACACTGCTGAAGACTTCAGCGGTTGGTGCCCCGAGTGGTGTTGCTTCCCTTGATAGTGCATCCCAGGTACCAGTAGAGCAACTGGGTAATCTGACGTTCGGTGATGTTGGTGCGGCTGCTGCGTCGCATCAGCACAGCCTGTCTGATCTTCCTCAGGTTTCTTTGACGTTGAACGCTGCACCAGCGTTCGCTACGTTCAACACCACCACACAGCAATGGCCTTTCCGCACTGACATCACGTCGGACCTGACGAAGACTGTTGTGTGGTTCGGTGATGCTGATATTCCCACGTATGCGGTTCCTGGTGTGGACTTGTTTTATGGTCCACGTAAATCTGGTACGACCACAGACACTCCTACTCCACCGGATGACCCAACGGAAACACCGGACGCTAACGGTGTTACTTTGTCGCAACCAGTGGTGACTGTGTCTGGTTCGACGTATAACATTACCGCTACTGTTACCACGAACAGCAATTTGACGTTCACGTATTTGCAGTTAGCCGTTCGTGGACCGAACGGTGAACAACAGGACACCGGATTCAACAACAACGCTGTTGTGAATAGTACCACCCGTACAGTGACTGGTACCGGTAATGCTACGACTACTGGTAACTGGACTGTGCGCCTTGCGTACAACATTACTGGTGGTGCAGCGCAATCCAATTGGGTTGATGGTCTATCGAGGACCTTCGCTATCGCTGACCTTGGCGGTGTCCCATCCGGGGCATACCCGCCCCTGGGGCGGTCGTTGTTCACCTGGAACTCCGGCGTGTATCACGCTAATGGTCAGGTCACCTCGTGTGAACAGTTCTTTGATTGGCGTAACCGTGAAGGTGACGCCATCATGTATTTCACCGGTAGGGAAAGTTTCAGTGCCCTGTCGTGGTTACGTGACGACCTGACGGCGTGGCCCGGTTACCGGATCATTGCTGTGTCTTCACAGCCGACAGGCCAATCGAATGCGGCTACAGCCGCTGGTACCAATAATGCGTTCTGGGTTCAGTACGGCCTGAACTTGAAAAACAAGGGCTGGAATGATGGGCGAACCATTGTTCGCCTCAACTGGGAAGCTAACGGTAACTGGTACTCCTGGTCGTGGGTTAACGGTGGCGCAGCCCAGTACGTCAACGCGTTCAAGAATGTTGTTAACTCGATTCGTGTGCACGCACCACTAACAAAGTTCGATTTCTGTCTCAATAAGGACAGTCAGAACGGTGGGGTTGTTTGGCAAACACAGATCGCTGACCCGCTCATCGGATTCATCGACAGTATCGGGTTGGACCATTACGATCATGGCCCGGCACAGAACACCGAAACGTCATGGAGCACTGCGGTAGCGCAAGACCCCGGACTCACGTCGGTGTCAACATATTGTCGGGCTAACGGTTTGAAGATGAGCCTCGATGAGTGGGGTCTGTCACGTGGTGGCACCGGGTTCACCGGTGGTGGTGATAACCCGTTCTTCTTGAATAAAATGTGGGCGTGGATTAACGCCAACACTGATGTGTTGGCCATCGAAACCTATTATAATGATAATGGTGCACCGGCCACATTTTTGCATAAGGTTTTCCCTGATACGGATAACCCTACTGCTTCTGCTGTGTACCGTGCCACGAACCGGTGGGGCAGGGCGTAATGAGCACATACCAGTTGCAGCCCATCGGGGCTGGCCCGGCTGTCACAGCGTTCGATCCGATGATCCGGTACGTGGGGTCATCGATCCCCGTTCCGGGCGCCACATGGTCCGTCAGTGACCTGTGGATTGACACCTTGGATGAGGGCACTACCGGTCACGTCATCAGACGTTGGAACGGTACCGTGTTCGTTCCTGCGAGGCCATAAATGCATTTCTCAGATAACGGGTGGCCCGGTCTTGAGGACCGGGCTAAGACAAAGCTGACACAGGTACCAGGAACTGATCTGATGTTGCGGACCGCTCCTGGTGCTGCGTGGATTCTGTCCGAGTTCGCTGCCAGGTTCCACCGTGACATTGAATCGTTGACGGGCGGCCAGTTAGATGATTGGTCTTATGCGTGGCGTACCGTGCGTGGCACTGCCACACATTTGTCGTGTCACGCTAGTGGCACAGCTATTGATTTGAATGCTTTGAAACATCCGCGTGGCGTCCGGGGGACGTTCAGTCGTGCGGAGAAGCAAAGACTTCGCATCCTACTTGATGATTTCACGGACTTTAAAACAGGTGCCGTGGTCATCAAATGGGGTGGCGATTTTAATGCGCCGTCCATTGTGGACGAAATGCATTTCCAGATCCGAGGCGACCAAGATGCTTTGGACAGGGTCAAAGAGCGGCTCTTGAAGAAACCCCCGGAGGATACGTTGCCGAGCGTTGAAGATGTGTGGAACGCGAAGTTTAAAGAGTACGGTGATTATGATAAGGACGGCGATCAGGAAACGTACGCCGCCCGTGTGGTGTTGATGAAGTTGTTCAGTGCTGTGAATCGTATTGAGCTTGCTGTGAGACGGTTGGAGGCTCCCGCTGAGGAGGTTCCTCCGCCGTGAACATAGAAACTTGGTTGGCTAATCTTGGTGCTATTGCTGCCGCCTTGGTGGCAGCACACCAGTCGTGGGAGTCAAAGAAGGAGGCTCGGAAAGCTAAAGAGCTTTCCGAGCCTACAGGGAATGGGTTCGCACAGCGGGTGCTCGTTGACCTGTCAGGGTTGAAGGACAACCTTGAGGATATCAAAGAGCAGATCGTTCACGTGGATGATAAAATTGATACTCACATTCATGATCATGTCACGGATTCGATGAGACGGAGAAGGTTCAGGCATGACTAACTGTCGGACGGGTTGCCCAACACAGGATCACGGATCGTACAGTGAATGCCTAAGGCGCACCGGTCCCCGTATTGCATACTGTCAGAGTGCCAATGGATGGGATGCGTCAAAACAAGCGCGTTGGGACCGTGAACTGTCACGGTATAGGGATTTGACGGCTTCAGGGGTTGAACCTGAGGGGACAACCCATCGGGAGATGGATCAGGCCGAACGAGTCCTGAACTCGTAAGCGCCCGGATCGCTGCCGTGTTCTCCGCTACCCAATATTGGCGGTCTAACTCTTCGTGACAGGGGCCCGGGTGCAGTGGGCACTCGAAGCCGATGTGGATCAGTTCGGTGGATAGCCCACACACACGGCAGGTTTGTTGTTGTCTGCCTGCCCACGCGAAGTGGTCGAGGTTCTCCCAGCGGTCTGTCAAATTCCTTTCCTCAGTCTCGCTATTTCGACAAGCTTCTCCATATCAGCTTTCGCTTTATCGATCACTTTGTCACTGTACCCTTCGGCTTTCATCGCCTCCCGAATTTGGGGTATTTCACCCATCTCTGATACATACTCCGGGTGTTCCAGAAGACAAGACATGCAAATCACTTCAATGACTTCCTCTGTCTTCATAAACTCGCGTGCCTCTTTCGATACCCACACGTAATGGGCGCACATGGTGGCCATGCTCGCCGTTGACCCTGGCGACCGGATATCGAAGATGGACACGAATTCCGCACAGACCACGATCTTCGGGCCAGTCGGTGGTGGATTATCGATCATACACAGAGAGTACCAGAGGGACGGCAATGGGTTACCCCACATCAGACACGTTTTCAAGCCTGATTGATGAAGTGATCACTAGTCTGTCCGGGTTTGGGACCGAGAACGACGCGGTCTGCACACTCCTGTCGGCAGCAACAACCGGTGACCTCACTCTCAGTGTTGATGACACCAACGACGTTAGTCGTGGGCTCATCGAAATCGAAGAAGAAATCATCTACGCCACGAGTGCAGAGAACGGGCTGATTACCGTGCCCCCGTGGGGTCGCGGTTACAAGGGGACCACGGCTGCTGTTCATGCGTTGAACAGTGCCGTGTACGTGGCACCAACATGGCCACGCGCCGTGGTGGCACGCGAAGTGAACAACACTATTCGTGCCGTGTACCCAAACTTGTGGGCCATTGGCACTAACGATTTCTTCTCTTCCCCAACAACATGGCAGTATGTGATGCCTGCAACTGTTGAGCGCATCCTGTCGGTTGAGTGGCGTTGGACCACCGACCTTGATGGTTGGATGCCTATCACCGGATGGGAGTTGATCCAATCTGCGAACGTCACAGACTTCACCACAGGAAAAGCGTTGCTGATTAGTGAACCGTTGCCTGCTGGTTGTCGTATCCATGTGACGTACGCGCAAGTCCCCAGCTTCCTCAGTTTACCTGCCGATACGTACGCATCCACTGGCCTCCCATCATCTAGCAGGGATGTCATTGTTTATGGTGCTGCGTCCCGGCTCCTGCCCTGGCAGGATACCGGCCGCATCCCGGTCGAATCCGTGTCATCCGATGTGCAGGACAGTCTTAAACCTGTCGGCAACGGCATAGCGTTTTCGAAAGAACTCCGTAACCTGTATGTCACTCGTC